ATGCTTTAATTTGATGCTCGTAAGGCTTAGTCTTAAACTTATAGTTTTTTATTTTCATTATATTCTTCTTTCTAGTTGACATCTTATATAGAACATCCTATATACATTGTCAATGACAGAAAGCAAAAAAACAGTATACGTAATTCAAGAATTACCAGGTACAAAAATAGGTGCTCCTAAGATTAATATTATGAGTGCGAGTAAGTATGGTGAGTTTAAATTTTTACTTCCAGAATTTTCGCAAATAATATTTTCACCAGGACCCTTAATTTTTAAACTGAGAAGTCTTTTAAGAAATTACACTCCGGAAGATTATTTATTACTTACGGGTGATCCGGCAATTATTGGTGTTGCGTGTTCGATTGTTTCTGAAATAACAAACGGAAAATACAATCTATTAAAATGGGACAAACAAGATAGAATGTATTATTCAATTGCAATTAACCTACACGAGAAAGGAAAAGTAAACGATGAGTAATATAAATTTTGAGCAGGATAAAAGAGAAGATCTAGACTCAGTAAATGAAGCAGGCAGCCTAGCAGAGCAGGTAGTAAAACTACAAAAGTTGGAGGAAGAACTTTTAGAAAAAGAAGATGAGTTAAAAGAATTAAAAAGAAAAGTAGATTTAATTTCTTCAGAGGTCATACCAACTATGATGCAAGAAATGAATATATCTACACTAAAATTATCAGACGGTACTTCGGTTGAAGTTAAACCCGTCTATGGAGCGTCTATCCCAGTTGACAAGCGGGAAGATGCTTACACATGGCTTCGTGAGAACGGACTAGGTGATCTTATCAAGAATGAGATAACCGTTGCTTTTGGTCGTTCCGAAGATAACAAGGCACAGCAATATGCTGTCCTTGCGCAAGGTCAGGGTTATGAACCAGTCCAAAAACTAAAGGTTGAACCTATGACACTTAAAGCACTAGTCAGAGAGCGTGTCGAAAATGGACTCGACATGCCTTCTGATTTATTTAACATGTTCACAAGCAACAGAACAAAAATAACAAGGAACAAATAACCATGAACAATGTAGCAAAAAAAGAAGATGCCGGCCTTCCAGCACAAGTGATGTTTGAAGAAGACGCAGGAAAAGGTTTAGGTGATATAGGTCAAGAAGACTTAGCATTACCTTTTCTTAAAGTACTCGTACAATTATCTCCTCAAGTAAATAAGAGAGATGGTAAGTATGTAGAAGGAGCAGAACCTGGAATGATTTTCAATTCAGTAACTGGAGAATTATATGATGGCGTAAAAGGAATAGATGTTATTCCTGCTTTGTATAAACTCGAGTATGTTGAGTGGAAAGATAGAGGAGAAGGACCTGGAGCACCAGTAATGGTACACCACTCTTCATCTGATATCATGTCACAAACAAAACCAGATGCTAGTTATAGAGATAGATTACCTAACGGTAATTACATTGAAAAAACTGCGTCTCATTTTGTAATGATCACTGGGGATACTCCATCAACAGCGTTGATTTCTATGACTCGTACTCAATTAAAAATTAGTAGGAAGTGGAACTCAATGATCAGTGGTATCAAACTGAAAGGTAAAAACGGTTTATATACTCCGTCATCTTACAGCCACATTTACAAACTAAAAACTGTACCAATGTCTAATGATAAAGGAACTTGGTTCGGTTGGGAAGTTAGTAAAATAGGTCCAGTCACTAATGGTAGCGATTATAACCAAGCTAAAGAATTTTCAGCAAACATCGATAAGGGTGCTGTAAAGGTTAAGCATGGTGAAGATAAACCAAAAGAAGACTCAAGTATTATATAATCCCTTCGGGGGTGTGTGTACACAATTGTGGGCCGGGAGGGAGACTGAACGGTCCACTTAGAAAGAAAAATTATGAGTGAGAAGTATATAAAATATTTTGAAGGGTACAGTAGGGCTTATGGTGTAGCAGATATGTCTACATTAAAAGTTGACCAGGAAAGCGGGAAACAAAAACCAGATTACAGATGGAATGACGAGGAACTTACAGAACAAGTTTATCTAAATCATTTATCAGGAACTCAATCGATAGGGGTTCAACCCTGTAATGAAAATTCACAAGCAAGGTTTGGTGTAATAGATGTAGATCCAAAAAACTACACTAACTTTGATAAGAAATTTTTTATAGACATAGTCCAAGATTATAATCTACCTTTGATACCTATATTATCTAAAAGTGGTGGACTTCATTTATATTTATTTATGTCGGAGTTTGTTCCGGCAGTGTTAATAAGATCCTTTTTAAGTAATCTACTACCATTATTTAAATTAAAACCAGATTGTGAAATATTCCCTAAACAAACAACACTAACAAAAGATAATGAAACTGGACAATTAAATAAAGGTAATTTTATTAATCTACCCTATTTTAAAAAATCTGAGAGAGTAGCAATAAATATAGATGGTACATCTTTTACATTTGATCAATTCATAGCCGTTGTAGATAGTAATATTACTACACCAGAAAATTTAAAAACAATAACAGAGAGTATAGAACAGAAAGATTTAGAAGGTGTTGATGCAGATTTTGATGATGGTCCTCCTTGTCTTGCTCATCTTAGCAAGATAATGAAGAATCCAGGGTTCGATGGTAAGGATAGATTTATGTATAATTATCATGTGTTTGTGAAGTTAAAGTTCGGAGATAACTGGCAACAAAAAGTCATGAATGCTCCAGTTAAATATTTTGAACCCACACATGCTAACGCATGGGATGTATCCACTTTAAACGCTAAAGTTAGATCATGGGCTAAATCTGAAAAAGGTTATACTTGTACTCAGAGTCCTCTCAATGATCATTGTAAAAAAGGTTTATGTGTTAAAAAGAAATTTGGTATTCTTGCCGGATCCAAAGGATCCTATCCTGTATTATCTAATCTAAGAAAAATAGATTTAGATCCAGAACCAGAATATGAGTTTGATATAACTAAACCAGATGGTCAATCTACTGCAACAGTACACTGTAGATCAATTGAACATGTTACTGACCAACGTAAACGTAGAAACTCAATAGCCAGAGCTGCGGGTTTTCCACCACCAATAATAAAATCTCAAGAAGATCAAATAGTTTTAGAAGCTCTTTTTACTACACAGACCGTAATTAATCCTCCCGTAGGTACTTCACCTAAAGAAAAATTACATGATGTAATTCATGCAAAAATAAATGGACCTAAAGCTATGAACGATGCTGCATTCAAATCTGGTACTGTGTTGATTGAAGATGGTTATGCTTATTTTAGATTTGAGAAATTTTATGACAAGCTTAAAGCTAAGAATTGGAAATATTCTGAAGATAAAACGGGAGTAATGATGAAAACAAATTATAAAAAATGTGATATAGATTTTTTAGAACAAAAAAGATTCCCTACAAAAGAAAAAGGAAAATATAACACACCTACAAAGAATGTTGTAAAAATTAGTATTGATGATTTTGAAGACATACAGATTAACCATACAATAATCGAACATAACACGGAGATAATGTAATGAACTGTTGGCACTGTCAAGTTGAGTTAATATGGGGAGGCGATCACGATACGGAAGATAATGAGGAGTATGATATGGTGAGCAATCTATCTTGTCCTAATTGTCATTGTCATGTTGAAGTGTATCACCCTTCACAAGCACTAATAGATGAATATAAAGATTATGAAAAGAAATCAAATTAATGAGTACTAGAAAAATATACGGGCCTCCGGGAACAGGGAAAACAACTAGATTAATTAACTATGTAAAAACTTTAGTTAAGTTTGGTACACCAATAGATAAGATAGGTTACTTTGCTTTTACAACAAAGGCAGCAGAAGAGTCTATTGACAGAATGTTAAAAGCTTTTCCAAAATACTCTCAAAAAGATTTAAAATATTTTAGAACTCTACATTCATTTGCATTTACTCAACTTGGTTTAAAGAAAAGTAATGTAATGCAAGATGAACATTATGAAGATATCGGGAAAAAACTAGGGATAGAAGTTACTGTTTATTCAAGTGGAGAAGAGAACACAGGTTTTGTAAACTCCGATAGTGAATACTTTAATATAATTAATGCAGCTAGAATCAAAGGTTTAACCATCGAAGAAGAATATAATACTGATATGTATTCAGAGGACATTGATAAGCATTTATTAGGTATTTTAAAAGATGAAGTAGACAACTATAAAGAAGCCTACGGCCTGGTAGATTACACAGATATGATTGAAAGATTTAATGTGGCTAAATTGTGTCCGAAATATGACGTAGTATTCATTGATGAAGCACAGGATTTATCGCCAATACAGTGGAAAATGTATGATATATTAAAGAAAAACTCTAAACATATTATCTTAGCCGGTGATGATGATCAAGCAATTTATGGATGGGCCGGTGCAGATGTTACAAGGTTTCAAAGTGAGCCTGCAAAAGACATAGTTCTGCCACAATCATACAGGGTACCGGGAGCGGTGCAGGCAATAGCTAATAATATTTTAAATAGAATACCAGATCATAGAAGAGTTAAAAAAAACTGGAAACCGAGAGAAGATGTCTTACTTCCTATAGTACAATATGTATCTGCAATAGAAGATATACCATTACATTTTGGTGATTGGTTGATACTTGGCAGAACTAATTATAGAATTAAAAATCTAGTACCACAGTTAAGAGAAATGGGTATTTATTTTGAATTAAAAAATAGAAAAAGTTACAAAACTAGACTTTATAAATCAATACAAAATTATACACGTTGGACCAATGGTGATTTACTTTCTTTATCAGAATGTAAAGATGTTTTAGAATTTTTAGAAATTGATACAGAATTAAAAGAAGAACGTATGTATGATTTAAAAGAGTTTGGTTTTAGTTTTACAGATTATTGGTACGAAGTATTTAAAGCTGACCCAGAAGAATGTTTATACATTAGAGAAATGATGCGTAATGAAGAGAAATTAAAAGATGACCCAAGAGTTAGACTATCTACAATCCATGCAGCTAAAGGTGGTGAAGCAAACAATGTTTTAATTATTTTAGATAATACTAAAAAGATAAGAGAAGCGATAGACAAGAGTCTAGACAAGTACGATGAAGAACAAAGAGTTTGGTATGTCGGGGTTACTCGTACAAAACAAAACTTATATATAATGACAGCTAAAAAGGAGGCAAACGGTTATGACATCTAAAGCATATGATAAACAAATTGGTGGATCACACTATCGAAAATATAAAATACAGCCAAGCAAGTTTGTAGTTGAGAACGAATTGCTATATCCAGAAGGATGTGCTATAAAGTATATAATAAGACATAGAGATAAAGGAAAGAAACAGGACTTAGAGAAAGCAGTACATTTTATAGAAATGATAATTGAAAGGGACTATGGAACCAAATAATCATATACCGGCCTACATGGGTCTGTTTACAATATTATTAATTCTTTGTTATTTAACATTATGAAAATACCTATATTCAAGGCCCAGACAGAATGGGTTATACCTACAGAGCTACCAGACTTAACCAAGGTTGATGAAATTGCAATTGACTTAGAGACAAGAGATCCAGACTTAATTAAAAAAGGTTCGGGAGCAATCATTGGTAACGGAGAAGTTATCGGGATCGCTGTAGCTACATCAAACTATAAAGGTTACTTTCCTATAGCTCACCACGGTGGTGGCAACATGGATCGAAAGATGGTTTTAAAATGGTTTCAAGATCTTTTAAACTCACCCTCTACTAAAATATTTCACAATGCAATGTACGATGTATGTTGGATCAGGGCACTGGGACTAAAGATTCAAGGTAGAATCGTTGATACAATGATAGCCGCAGCTGTGACTGATGAAAATAGATTTAGATATGATCTTAATAGTTTATCATGGAAGTATAATGGTTATGGTAAAAGTGAAGCTGGACTAAGTGAAGCCGCAGCTGAATGGGGTATAGATCCAAAATCTGAGATGTATAAACTACCATCATTAAATGTTGGTGCTTATGCTGAACGTGATGCAGAAGCCACGTTTGGTTTATGGCAGGAGATGAAAAAAGAAATTACATCACAAGATACACAATCTATTTTTGATTTAGAGAC